AGCCATCATGGCCCGCCCGGTACCGCTGACTGGACCGATCATCGCCCACCTCCGCCGCCAAGGCCACCGAAGAGACTACCAAGCCCCAATCCTACACCTGCGATCTGTCCAAACAAACTCCCCGGCTGCTGATAGAGCGTCTGGGTCTGGTTGCCCGCCGGGATGCCCCGCAGGATGCCCATGCCGAATTCGGCCTGCTTGTACGGGAACTGCTGGGCGTTGATGAAGTCCTGCAACTGCTGATTAAGCAACTGCTGTTCCATCGCCTGCATCTGGCCACCCGCACCCATCTGAGCCTGATTGATCCCGAGGCCCTGCTGGTACTGCATCTGCCCCAACTGACCCAACTGGCCGGACGCCGCCAACTGCTGCTGGAGACCCTGAAGGCCAAGCCCTGCCCCGAACTGCCGGGACTGCTCACCCAACTGTGCCCCTGCAAGGCCGTACTGCGCTCTCTGGGCGGCGTTCTGGAGACCGAACTGGTTGGCTTGAGCAAGTTGCCCGAGCCGCTGCTGCTGCGCCTGAAGTTGCGCTGCTTGGTTTAACTGCCCCGACTGCATGCCGAGGTTGGCACCCAACTGCTGCTGATTGAGCAGGGCCTGAAGGTTGGTCTGCCCCGTCTGCATCCCAGCCTGCTGATTAGCCAACTGCGCCTGCATCTGAGCGGCACGGTCAGCCCCGAACTGCTGCGTGGCCTGTTGGTACGCCTGCTGAAGTCCGGTCGATTCGATGTCCGCTAGACGGTCAGACAGACTACGCTGTGCCTCAGACTGCATGAGAGCGTGGCGGGTGCCACCCAACGCGCCGTACTTGGACGCCGTTGACCCCATGCCGGGGAGTTGCCGCATGAAGTCCCGGACAGCGCCCTTCTTCTGCGACTCGATCACGCCGCTCATGTACGGCGACATGTACTCCTGCATGGCCCCAAGGCCGAACCGCTCAGCCCCGACCCGCTCAGGGCCACCCATCTGGAACCGCTCAAGCGACGGAGCGCCGACCCGCTCGAAATCGACCTGACCCTCACGGAAACTCGGGTCTTGGTAGAACTGCTGGTTCCCCATAGGGGAGTACTGCCCGAGTTCGCCCGCCCGCCGTCCAGCCAGCCCCGCAAGACCCGAAGCCTCACCGATCTGGGGAGCGACCTGCATCCCGGCGACACCTTCCATCGCCTGCTTCTGGAGCGGGTTGAACCCGGCAACGGTCTGACCGCCGTAGCGCTGGTAGCCTTCACCGATGAGGCCCGGCACCCACTGGCCCGTGTCCGGGTCCATGTTGCCAAAGACGTTACCCAGCAAGTACTGGGCATACGGCTCTGCGTACTTCGGGATGCTGGAAGTGATCTGTGTCTGTTCAGTAGGAGATGCGGTTGCCATGTGTGTTCCTCAGCGAGGCAGGAAGCGATCGGCTTTGACAGCGGGGGCCTGCTTGGTCCGTCCCGTCCGTGCCTGCCGTACCTTGTTCATCATGTCGTAGAGTTTCTGCGCCCCGGCTTTGGTCGAGCCGTTGCCAAGATGCGATACCACGTCAGCCGGGATGACGAACTCGCCATCAGCCAACGCAGCCCGTTGTACGCCCTCGCCGCGAATCACGGCAGGAATATCGTCGGACATCCCGTCACCGGGGCCGTTCAACAACTTGCCGCCAGCCGCGTACTCACCGGGCATACCGCCACCAGCGAAGCCGAAGTTGTAGCCCTCACCGATAGCCCCGCCACCTGCAAAGGCATATTGCGACTCATCGCCCAACTCCGAGAAGGGGGACATGATGTCCAACTCCCTACGAAGCGGCATTGGGGTCTTTTCTGTTTCCCCAGTATCGTAGATCGGTGCTTCTTTTTGTCGTCTTGGGGTGTAGACCCGATCTTCCTCGACAGAAACAGGCGCAAGTTCGCGGGGTTCGCTGAACGGGGTCCGCATACCTTCACGCCCCGCACCTTCAGGGATACCACCCGGTCGGCCTTGGAATCCCGCAGGCATTTGACCATACATCTGGACGCTGGAAGGCGGCGCACCCGCATAAACAGGCCGCTCGCTCACGATCTTGTAGTTCTTGTCGCCCTTGACCTGCGCGTTGCTGACCGGCGCACCTGCCATGAAGTTGTGGATCATGTCCGTCATCATGAAGTCTTGGATGCGTCGAGCATCCTCGTTCTGCGGGCCAGACCCCATTGAGTTGAGCCACGGCTGCACGACCTTTTGATACATGGTCGCAGGATCGACGTTCTTGTCCACCTTGCCGCTCTTGACGGCGTCGTTGATGACTTGCGTCATGTCGTAGACGAAGTCCTCGTTGCCCGTACGACCATACTTGGCCTGACCGGGGAACTCGTTCTTGTTCGTGCGGTAGAAGTTGATGAAGCCCTGAGCAAGTTCTTCAGGCGGAGCAGCGCCAAAGCCCCGCCCCTGATCGACCGCCTTCCAGTAGTTGCTCAGCGCCTTGTCGCCATACTCCTTGGTGTTGACCAACGAAGCACCGATGGCAGCGATCGCAGCGGCAGCGAGACCAACTGGACCGAACCCAGCAAGAGTAGCCATACTTGCTCCGCCAAGAGCAGCGGGAGCGCTAGCCCCAAGCAGCCCAAGACCAGCCAGTCCAGACGTTGCGCCAAAAGCGCCCAAAGCAGACTGTACTTCGTTGCCTTTTCGGATACCTTCGTAAGTCTGATGCAGTCCAAGTGCAGCCTGAAGGCCGGGGATGATCTTGCCCATCGGACCACCGGCAGTGGCAGCGTCAGCGGCCCTACCTGCGGCTTCTTCACCAAGACCAGAAGCGATAGCCTTATCATAGGCAGCGTTCCAAGCGGCCTTAGCGGCTTCTTTGGAAGCACTTACTACAACTTCACCAGCCGCATTGACCAACACGCCGCCAGCACCCGCACCAGCCAAAGAAGCCAATCCGCTAGCCGCAGCAGGCGCTACGCTAAGCGCAGCAGGAGCAAGGCTGGCTACAGACCTAGGCGCAGAGGGCTGTGTAACGGGAGGTTCTCCCGGTTTTTCAAATATCGGCTCTCCAGATGCATCAACACCTGTCTGGACATCTACAGAGAATCCCGGTGAACCGGCAAGTTCAGGAGCAAACGGCGACACTGCCGCAGGAAGCACTGAAGCGGCACCAGAAGCAAGATCGGTAGAAGTGGGAGGCTCGCCCACTCTTTTTCCCGTAACCTCGACTTCTTGCAGATCCTCCGGCCCCGTAGTGAACTTGTCCTTCAGGTAGCCGATACCCTTGCCGATTCCTTTGTCGATCAGGTAGTTCGTAGCGATTGCACCAGCAAGGTCAGCAACACCCCCGCCAACAGCCTCACCACCGCCCCCGCCTCCACCGCCCGGAGCCACATACGGAGTGAACGGTACTTTGAAGCGGCCAAGCCCACCTGAAGCGGCGTCTCCCATACCGCTACCCGGCGTCGGGTTTTTAGCGCGAGCGTTGAGTTCTTCGATGTACTGCCGGGTTGCCAACACGTTGGGGTCAACGTACTGCTGCGCAGCGAACGGACTCTTGGGCGCAGAGACGCCGACCTTGCCGCCTTCAGCAAACTTCTCTTCTCCGGTGAACGGGTTGATACGGGCACCAAACCCCCCAAAGACTTCCTGACCACGTGGCGCATTGGGTGAGTAACTTGTCTGCATTACATCAGCCAGCGGGTAGTGTTCGTTCGTATGCGGGTAAGCCTCTCGTGAGTACGGCAGGGTAGGGCGCTGATTGATGACACCCCCGCCTGCGTAGCCACGCCACGGCTTCACACCTTGCGGAGTGCGTTGGACCCACCTGCCGGGCAAGTAGTAGGGTTGATCACGGCTTGATCCATACTGCGGATTGCGCTGACCGGGAATGTAGTAGAGGCCGCTGTCCTCTTCACCGCCCATCGGGAACGGCTTCGCTTCCTCAGCGAACGGCATCGCGGCTCCCGCGAAGGTCGCGTACTGACTCGCCTTCTGCATGAGCGGACTCTCGAACCCACCGCCCATCGCGTTCATGAATGCGGGCATGCCTTCCTTCGTGGTGAAAAGGTTCTTCGCGCCGCCCAAGAGGGACGGAGAAGGTGCGGGGGGCGGAGTAACTGTCCTAGGCGGCGCGTACCCGACAGGGCTGAGGGGTGCATCCATGCCAAGATCCCCTCCCTTCAGTCCAAGACTCTTTTCGTAGGAGTCCCCGCCCACCATCGGGAGATCGCTTTCCTTGAGGCCCAATTGCTGGGCAAAAGTGGTCGGCGCGGTCTCTACCACGCTCCCTGCTTCACTACCGACCTTAGAAGCCGCCTGCAAACCCGCTGTGATGTTGGCACCGCTATACGCGCCGAGACCCGCCTGCAAACCCTTCTTGAGGTCACCCTCAACAAGGCCATACCCGACACCGACCAAGGCAGCAGCCTTGAGCGGGGACATACCGAAGCCACCCGTAAGCGCCGCTCCAGCAAGATGGGGCAGGATCTTCTTCAAGAACGACGCCTCGTACATGCCCGTTTCGGGGTTGATGGTCAGGCTACCACCGTGGGCCATCGCAAGCCCCTGAAGGCCCTGCACTTCGCCGGGGGTCATGTGTACAAGGACAGAATCGCCGTTCCGACCACGGGAGGCCAGAAGCGAGGCGAGTCCAGATTCGGGGGCGTTGTTGTACATGTTCAACCCATCATACTAAAGGTTTATGGCCGATATCCAAGCGACCGTCACGATGACGGAGGGGATCTCGGGTACGTTTCCACTGGCCACTTCAGACAAAAGCACCGTCGCCGTATCGGATGACTGCCAAGCGATCTCGAAATAGTCGTTCTCTGCCAGAGTCACCATCCAGTTCCATGCTGCGACTTTCTCGTCGTTCGGGCCAGATATGACCATTTTGGTGGCTGAATGCGCCAGATCTTGCCCATTGATGCGGAGCCAGATGAAGGTTGTTGCACTGCCGCCACCCGTCTTGTCCAACTGGGCGGAGAAGGCGATGTTGTACACCCCGGTTTGGGTGACGTACACCCGAGAGACATCCTTCTTCACGCCGTAGATCGTCGCCCCTGCCGTGTTGTAGATGCTGTTGAAGGACATCAAGTTGACGGCGCTTGCGACCGGGTTGGTCTGAGTCGTCGTGTCATAGAACGAGCCGTAGGGGACAGGCGCGTTGATCTTGTTCGTGACCGTGTTGAAGAAGAGCCGCAGAATGTTGGAGAACTGATCCTGATAGCGCGGCTCGTACTGCGAGGGAGCAGAGGGTAGGTTCGGCGGTACGACGTTCAGGGACGGCATCAGCGTCTCCCGTCAGGGCGCACATCGAGGCGCATCATGCCCAACTGCCACGCCACGCCAAGGTCGATCGAGTCGATCCGGAAGGCCATCTGGCGACCCCTCACCCGCGTGTAGACCTGCCCGGTGTACTGCTGGATCGGCACCGTGGAGGTGCGCGTGACGGTGGGCTGATCAGCACTGGAGTAGTTGGTGCCTGAGTTCTGACGCGGACGCACGGTCATCGTGACACTCGGGGTGCCTGCCACGGAGCCGGTAAAAGTCAGATCAGGCAGCATTCTCCAGACATAGCCGAAGTTGTGTCCGTCTTGGATGTCGAAGTCTGAAGTCTCGACATACGCAGCGATCGGTACAGGGGTCGGCAGGGAGTAGTCGTCCGTACCCACTTCATGGAGCATGGCCTGATTCGGCACCGTATAGGTGACAGCCGTGTAGATGGTATGGGACGCCGCAGTCGTGCCTTCTGCACCCCGCGTACATCCGGTGAGGGTGTTGCCCGCCTTGCCCGTGTAGGTGACCTTCTCAGACCCGACCAGTATCGTACCCGAGTCCGGATAGGTAGAAGCATCGATGAGCGCGATGGACGCTACTGAGGAGTTGATGTCCGTGGTCAGGAATGAGTTCTGGACGCTGAACGTAGCGATCGG